GACCATCACGCGCAATTGCGCAATGGGTGATGCCGGATCAAACCACATTGGATGATTTCATCGGCATTCAGACGGAAGCGGAAACCGCATGGGCGATGTTGATTTATCGCAATGATGTTTTGATTCATGTGGGGCGCGTTTTAGCCGACCAAATGACGCGGTTGAGGGAATCTATCCAAAGCAAACCAATCATCGATTTGGTGGCCGTGGATGGCCTTGAATTGATGGATGGGTTCAAAGTATCGTCATCGTGGTTTTCGTCTGAATATATTTCAATCAATCAGTTGTTCCGAAGATGTTTGGATACATTGGATTTGGCCGATTATTGGTTGATCAATGGAACAAATACGGCATATCTATTCGATGGAACATTGTTGCATGAAGATAATGCCGCGCGATTAGGTTTTGACATGTATAAATTGCATGAATACACCTTTTTGGAAAATTTTGATCCGTTTACCGATGTCAAAGTCATTGATTCGTATGGTTGGCAAGTTGAACCCAATTACATCAGCGCAAAACAAGCGTTGGAAAATGTGTTGACAATGTTTGGCGCGCGTTTTACGCATGAAAATGGCGCATATTATGTCATTCCGTTCAACGCCTACAATAATGTCACATCAATCAATTTGCGTCAATATTCGTACACCGGTCAATTTATTGGAACAACGACATATTCACACCGGCAAACGATTGGAAATGATGTGCGTCCGTTATGGATGGCCAAACCGTCATTGTATTATCAACCGGCGGCGCAATCGGTGACAATCAACACGCATCGCCAAAATATCGCGAAGGAATTGCGCACATTTCCAAACATATCGTCAACCACATTGCAATTGCGAGCGGATGACATTCCAACGGGAACGACACCGGATGCCGCGCCAATGCGCATTCGATTTATGGCGAAGTCATTGAAGCGAAGCGAAACAATTAGTGGCACATTATACACCGAAGATTCAACCGATGTTTACTACATTGTAAAATTGCGCAATCCAACAACATCGGCATCATTGTCGTTGGATGCAAATGGATATTGGATTAGCGCAGCCGCGCCAACGGTATTAAGAAGGCAACCAACAAAGGACATCAAAGGCGGTTGGATTACATCCGAATTTGAATTGATTGTCACAACCGCACCGGTTGGGTTCACGCGTATTGAAGTTGACATGTATGTTCACGGAAACATTTTGAATTATTCCGGAACGGGCAAATGGAAAAACGGAAATTCAGCGGTGAAGGATTTTTGGGGTTCAATTCAAGTTGCATTTGCAGACGCGTCACCATATCAGAATGCCGACTATGTTTTCGACATCACCGAAGTCATCACGGCATCAACGGCCAATTTGGTGAATTCAACACCCATCACAATTGAATCACCATATTACACCGATAATTTGAAATATGGCATCGGGAATTGGTTGGTGTTTGATGGAACGAATGACATTATTGCATCGGATTGGTATGGCGGTTGGGATTCAATAACCCACGGAACAATCACCAAAATGTTGGGATTGCAAATGGCATCCATTTACGCCAATTTCGTTCCGGTTGTTCGTGGAACATGGATTGATTCCGGATCGTTGACGGCCATCAAAACTTTGTATTTTGACAATTATGCGTGGGTATTGAACGGCGTGAAATGGAATGCCAGGTCGGAACAATGGGATGGTGAATGGATTGGTGTGTCACCGGTTTATACATCAACCACATCATCCGGCGAAGGGTTGAAGGTTGAAAACACCCAAGAAAACCACACGACAAATCGTTTGAATACGGCCGAAACCGCCATTAGTAATTTAAATTCAGCGATTTCCGAAGTTCCACAACAAGTGTTGGAATATTTGGTCAATGATTCCAATGATCCAATCACAACGCAACCAACATTGAACACGCGTTATGAAGTTATGTTGGAATATACGGATTCCACGGAATTGGTTGAATGGCATATCCAGGAACACAACGCATCGGTGACATATACGGCCGGAACGCATACAATAACGAACGGTTACGAATTGATTTTGTGTGATTCATCCGGTGGCACGGTCAATGTTGATTTGCCCGATCCAACATTATCAAAGGGTAAAAAATACTATTTCAAAAAGATTGCGAGCAGTCACACCGTAGTCATCACCGGAGGCGGACAAGATATTGACGGTTCACCAACAAAAGTTTTGAATTCTTTATACGACACATGCACAATCATTTCAAACGGGGTGCAATGGTGGATAATATAATGTTGCAAATGTTTATTGTCGTGATGTTATTTTCGAAGCATTATGGCAGAAGCATCAATTGACATCGTTGCCGGATACGATGGATTTAAATATCATTCAGCGGCTACCGTTACATCGGTAAGTTATGACGCGTTGGTTGTTCAAGAAGACACCGTGTTCACATCGTTCACAGTTACCCAAGAAAACGGAACATCAACAAATGTATTGTCAGCGCGTGGCATGTCCGGCGTGACATTTCAACAGGGGGCATATCTGCCCGCCGGCAAAGGAAACAAAATCACCGGTTTTGTAATTTCAACCGGATCGGCAATCGCATATTGATATGATTGGAATTAGCGCATTAGGAATTGGCATTCGAAGCGCACAATATTTGGGGCAAGGTTGGCCCATCGTTGTTGCGTACAAATCACGAATCACCGCCGATGGCGGATATTATGAAGGTGTTTCATGTATGTTGAACAAATTGAATAATCTATAAAATGAGCGATTTATTGAATTCCGCGTCATTGGTAATGATACCTAGCGGATACAAAGAAGATGTTGTTTATTCTCCTATTCCCACCGACGGTAGCGGCGATTTAAGTTTCACCCGTGCATCCAACGGAACGCGAGTAAATTCGGCGGGATTGGTTGAGGTTTGCCCGTGGAATTTGGTATTGGATTCTGAAACTTTTAATACGGGAAATTGGATTCAATATCAAGCGGGTATTTCGGCAAATACCACAACCGCACCAAATGGAACAAGCACCGCAGATTCATTAGTTGACAATACAGCAAACGATATTCACATAAACTTTCAACTTTTGACTTTGAATGCGGGCGTAAATACGATTTCAGTTTATGCCAAAGCGAGTACGCTAAGTAATATTGTTTTATATTCATATGATAATGTTAGTCAATTCTATTTTAGCAATAAATTTGATTTAGCAAACGGCACAACAACGGGGGCAAATCAAAGTATTGAAAATGTAGGCAATGGCTGGTATCGTTGTTCGTTTACATTTACAACAGTAGTAAGTGGTACGCATTATGTTTATGTCGCTTTAAACAATGGCACATCAAATTCTTTTGCGGGTACGGGAAGCGGTGCGGTATTTATTTGGGGCTACCAAGCCAACATCGGCTCAACCGCCAAACCCTATTTTCCCACTACCGACAGATTAAATGTACCACGCCTAACCTACCAAAATGGCGGGGGCGGGTGTCCGAGTTTGTTGTTGGAGAAACAGTCAACGAATTTTATTGTAGCATCGCAAGAATTTAATAATTCAACTTATTGGGTGATTGCAAATAGCGTAGTTTCGGCTAATGCGACAACAAGCCCAGACGGAACGCAAAATGCGGATTTATGGTATCCGTCAACAAATGGCGATGTTTCATCAAGGCGTTTGTTACAAGTGTGTACTGTTTCAACATCGGGGGTAAACATAACGGCAACTGTTTATGTAAAAAGAAATAATAAACGATGGTTATTTTTTGCGGGTCCAGATGCTACAAGTGCAAATCACAATTGTTGGTTTGACATTCAAAACGGGGTTGTGGGAACAAAAGGCAGTGCAGTTGTTTCGGCAACAATTGAAAGCGCGGGCAATGGATGGTATAGGTGTAGTGTTACAAGTTTGGCAACATCCACAACACAATATGTTTTTTTATCCGCTACCGATGCAGACGCGGACGGAACAGTAACCGCCAACGGAACTGATGGAATGTATTTTTACGGCGCACAATTGGAAGCGTCAAGTTACCCCACATCCTACATCCCAACAACCTCAGCAAGTGCCACAAGGGTGGCGGATGCTTGTAGTAAGACGGGCATTAGTTCGTTGATTGGGCAGACGGAAGGAACAGTATTTGCTGATTTTTATTTAACTGATGGTTACGACAACAACCAAGCGGTTGTAACATTAAGCGACAATTCTTCAAACAACTTTATTTTAATACAAAGGTATTTGGGTTCTTTGGGTTGTAGAATTGATGCAAGTGGTTCTATTCAAGTCGATTCTTACCCCGCATCAACAAGCGGAGGAAGGCATAAAATAGCATTAGCATACGCCTCAAACGATGTTAAAGTGTATTTAGACGGAACGGCAATCATTACTGACACAAGCGTAAGCGTTCCCGCAATGTCAAAATTAAACATCGGTAGTTTTTACGACCAAACTTTACAACTTGGTTCGGGTGTGAATGAGGTTGTAGTATTTCCTACCCGCCTAACAAACGCCGAACTCGCATCACTAACCACAATTTAACACAATGAAAAGTTCGCCAATTTTTATTAGTATGAATTCATTTGTATATTTGCAGTATACAAATAATATGGAAAATTGGAAAGACATTCAAGGTTATGAGGGGTTGTATCAAATTTCAGACAAAGGAACGGTTAAAGGGTTGGAAAGAGTTTTGAAATATAATGCAACTAAAACAAAAATTTGGAAGGAAAAAACGATTAAAACAATTGTTGACCATTTGGGCTATTGTCGTGTTTCTTTGTGCAAAAATGGAACTGTTAAACCATTCAAAATTCATAGATTAGTTGCAACCGCATTCTTAAGTGGTGAAGGTCATGTGAATCACATTGATGGGAATAAACTAAATAATAATGTTTCAAATTTGGAATTTTGCACACCAAAGGAAAACAATTGGCATTCATTTGTATCGGGGTTAAGACCAAAAAAATATCACCGAACAATTATTTGTAATGAAACAAACGAAACATTTAAAAACCAATCGGCCTTAGCAAGACATGTAGGATTGTCACAACCAATGGTTAGCGCACATTTGAGAGGTGTAACAAAACATATTAAAAAATTAACTTATAAATATTTATAATGAAAATCTTCGCTAAGTTCGAGTTCACCCCTACCGAATGGGCAACACTTCAAAAAGACATACAACAAACCACAACCACGCCAAGCGGGGAAACCGTGACAACTTGGAAAGATTGCGCAGTTGTGGAAATTGGGTTTATTGTGATTACCCCCGCCGTAATGGATGGAATGACAATAGTTACCCCCGCAGTTTTGAGCGACAAATGGGCGGTCGACATTCTATTCTATTCAGAACCACCCGCATCATTCGCCCCGTTTGAGGTGTTCCCAAAGCCGTGCGGTGTGCATACTTTCAGCGGTGATGATTCATTGTATTTGAAAACCTTTTGTGAAAAATATCCGGATTCTGAATATTGCGTAATTCCAAAACCTAATGAGACACTTTGAAAATGATACAACGGCCGCGATTGCGACGGCTATTTCAGGCAGTTCGGCAGTCATCCATTTTACCCAAACTTGGCAGCCGGTTCTTTCTTTTTGTGTGGGTATTATTGGTGTTATTTCGGGCCTTTTCGCGATCCGTTATTATTCGAAAAAAATAGATAGCATCGATGGCAAAGATTAATAAAGGCAATGTCAGCGCGTTTCAACCCAAACCAAAAAAGAAGTTGCGCCGGCATACAAAACACAAGAACAAACACAAATCATGCAAACCAAGCGTGGGACAAGGTTAAAAGGTTATTTCAAACCAACACCAAAGCGTTTTCGCGTTTTGGGTGATTCGATTGCGGCTGCATCGTTATTCATTGCCGGATTGAATTTAGACCATCCACGATTGATGTTGATTGCGGGCATTTGTGGCGCAGCGGGCAAATTTATCACAAACTTTTTTGGCGATGCGGAAAGTTGAGGCCACGATATTGTTGGTGTTGTTGTTGGTTTTTGGTGGCATCGTTTATCTTGAATTTTGCGTCCCAAAACAAACCCAGGTTGTTCACGGCCCGGCCATCCGGATTGTTGACAAAGAATTTGATACATTGCGAATCATTAAAAGTAAATACAAAACATTGCATGACACACAAACAATCATTCAAACAAAATATGAAACACTTTTTGTGGCTTATCGTGGCGATACAAGTTGCAACGCCACACGCCGCATTATCGCAATGCATCGATTCCTTGACAGTTGCGGAAAGTAATCATTATTTAATTGTAGGCGCAAAGGCACGCGAGGAATTGGCGTTGTGTCGTGAATATCGCAAAATTGATTCCGAAGTAATTGCAGAACAAGAACGGATCACGCACAAATTGTTGGATGAAATCAAAAACCGCGATGACCAATTCATCCGGTTGCGCAAAATCACCATCGCAATGGGGGTTGCGATAATTATATTGATGATATTATGAAAAAATCAAATGTTCACATGATTAAAAAACCCTTTGAACAAACAAAGGTGTTATTGATTTCCGATTTGCATTGGGATAATCCCCATTGTGACCGCGAGTTATTGAAAAAACATTTGGATGAAGCCAAAGCCGGCAATCATGATATTTTAATCAATGGCGATTTGTTTTGCGCGATGCAAGGTAAATATGACGGCCGTCGAAGCAAAGGCGACATCAGGCCGGAACACAATAATTCAAGGTATTTGGATTCATTGGTTGAAACCGCATCGGATTGGTTTGCGCCATATGCAAAGTACATCAAAGTGGTTGGATACGGCAACCACGAAACATCAATTTTGCGCCATTGCGAAACGGATTTGATTGAACGATTTGTCACCTTGTTGAACCACAAAGGCGGTGGCGATGTGCAAGTCGGCGGATATGGTGGTTGGGTTATTTATCAGTTTCACCAAAACAAAATATTTCGCGGATCGTACAAAATCAAATATTTTCATGGAAGCGGTGGCGGTGGTGTTGTGACAAAAGGTTCAATCAATTTCAACCGGATGCAAACCATGATTGAGGGGGCGGACGCAATTTGGATGGGCCATGTTCACGAATCAATGGAAATTACATACACCGTTGAACGATTGTCGCAAAGTTATTTGACGCAATTGCGGGATGTGTTGATGATTCGAACCCCAGCATATAAAGAAGAATATGACGGCGGAAAGGGCGGATGGCATGTTGAACGCGGTGCGCCACCAAAACCATTGGGCGGGCGTTGGTTGGTGATTACACCAAAACGCCACAAAGAAAACATGGAAATATTGGCCACAACATACAAAACCAATTGATGCATGGATAATGTCAACCCAAGTCACTACAAACAAGGTGACATCGAATGCATTGACGCGATCCGCGCATCCATGACATTGGATGAATTTTGCGCATATTGCAAAGGCAATGTCATCAAATATGTTTGGCGGTATCAGCAAAAAAACGGCGTTGAAGATTTGCGCAAAGCGAATTGGTATTTGAACAAAATGATTGACACATTAAAATGATTACAATTGCAGTATTAAAACGCACAATGGAGGCCAAAGGATACAAATTTTTTGAATCCGGTGATTACAATTTGAACATCATTGGCATCCGGAACAGTTCTACCGGCCAACGCGTGACAAATGCGTTTGATGATGAATTGGTTTTGACTTATAAGATAAAAGATAATTGGCAAATTTCAACTTATAAGTTTACGACCGACAATGGCGCGGGAACGGCAAGGTTGAAGCCCGGTCAATATCGCGGATCGCATTTCATCGGATTGCATCAGGGCAAATACGAGGCGTTGAAACAATGCGGTGTGATGACTGTTTATCGCGATGACATCAAGGATGGCAAATATGACGAGAATCGCACCGAATCGGGCGTGTTTGGCATTAACATCCACAAAGCCGGAATTGATTCCGTTCAGGTCAATAATTGGTCGGAGGGTTGCCAGGTATTCAAACGCACCCAAGATTTCAACCGATTCATGGAAATCGTAAAAAAAGCGGCCACCATTCACGGCAACCGCTTCACATATACATTGATTACATCAAACGATTTGATGTTCAAATAGGACTATTTGGCCATTTTGGCGTTGTTTGACGCAATATCAACCACTTCATCGGCAGAATATAGCCCCATCATGATTTCAGGGGCATATAAGCGACCAAAGAAAGCCGCCGCGCGATATTTCAACATCAATTCCGGCATTGTTTTCCATTTTGATCCGGCCTTATCCAACCAACCTTCGGCCTTTGCCATTTCCAATGTCACGGTCGGCCCTACCAATTGCGTGTTGGATTGTTTATCCAATGCCACGGCCTTGCATGATGTTGGCGTTGATTCAAACCGAAGCGTTCCAAATCGTCCGCATGAATTCAATGATGCGATGATAAATGACGAACCCCAGGATGGTCGGCCGTGAATGATGTGAAGATTTTGCATGACCATCAAAGGCGATGCATTCATCCGGTGCGCCATTTCCAATGCAACCATCGTGTTTGCAATATTCCCTTTGTACTGATTGGGAACAAGGTCAGACGATGAAAGTAATTTGGCGATTCTTTGCGCATGTTCAAATTGCGCGGGTGCAAACACCTGTCCGGATTCACCGGTGGTGTTGTTTACGATTGTTATTTCGTTGTTTTCCATTGTTCAGCAAATATACACAATGTTGCAATTGTCAACAACGATTCGCCGATATTTGCGCAGATTCATCCAAACTTATCGTTGTTTCATCATTGTTGATTTAGGGGGTGGCCATTGTGGTCGCCCCTTTTTTCATCACAAAATTGTCATTTATTAACAAAAACACGCCGTTCACAAAAAATTTGTGACTTTTTTTGGCAAAATGTTTTGCGGTGAATGAAATGTGGTTTAACATTGCATCAACAATAAACAACAACGACATGGATTTAATTTACTTATTCATTTTAACGCCCGTCACCATTGCGGTGATGTACGGCGCACATTGCATCAAACGCAACAACAAGCGATTCGAGCAAATCGAAGAAGCAAAACCCTACCAATTCGAACGCGATGAATACATCCCGGAATTCAACGAATTTACGCAAATGTTGGTTCAACGCAGAATGTACAAAGGCAAATCAAAACTAAATTAAACAACGATGATATTTGTATTTTTAACAATCAGCACCATCACCGCATTCATTTTGTGGGCGATGTTGAATGCCAGCCGCGCACAAGTTCGTGGCCTTGAAAAAACCATTTGGAAAAACAACAAAACGATTTTTGACAATGAATCGAAGTTGTTGGAACAAAAATCGAAGATTGCGGAGGCCATCGACAAATTGAACACCTTTTCTAATTTATACCAGGATGTTCAAAGAAAGTATGAAGATTTGGTTTTGAAGGAAAACGCCATCCGCGAAAAAAACCGCATTAAAAAGGCAGCGCAACGCGCAAAGAAAAGGGAGGCCGGCAAATGA